TGGGTCTACAAATACATTCTTAACAGAACCCTCTACAACTGGTTGAACTAATGCTGTTGTTCCAGAAATAGGTGCGGTTACATTTACTGTTGGTGGGTTGATAACATCATAGTTAGAACCACCATTTAAGATAGTCAGTTTTTCAATAGGACCATAGTGTACTTTATTTGGAGACTTTGGACTAATAATTTCTACGCCATTGATTAGCATTCCAACAGAACCACTAACAGTTTCTTGCCCATTTCCCTTGGAATAGTTTCTGTCAAGGGTAAACTTTCTAAGAAGTCGTTGTGGGCTTACAATTAAGTCACGATGCTCGAAAAGTACAAAGCTATGGTATCCAGTACCTGCTCCAAGAGGATCAAACTCCAAATACTCTGTTCCACCAATAAACGAACTTGAACTATAAAGTCTTATCTGGTTATTAAAGGATAGAACCTCAACATAATAACTCTCACCAGACTGTAAACCTGGCATTGCAGTTGTTTCTGGTAGATATACAACCTTATCTCCGGTGATAAATGGAACTGCTGATGCAAATGAGATAATGGAATATCTTAGTGTAGTTACATCTAAACCTTGAAGTTTACTGCCACTAGCCTCTGATATTGTTGCCTGAGAAATATTCTGCGTTATGTTATAAGCAGGAAGTGAGTTAGATGCAACATAGGCACTATTTTCATCAGTATAAACGTTCTGAATGTTTGAAATAGTGGTGTCGTTTCCATATTCTAGTGATACACCAGAACTAGATGCCTTATTAATCTTTCTTCTAATATCATAACTTAATGATGGTGAGGCACTAAATGTGCCCAGACCATTGAGAATAATCTGCTTAAATGGTTTGTTGATGTTTGATACAGTGGCGTTTGAAGAAACTACTGTCTGAGAACCACGTAAAAGAACCTCAACAGTATCTCCAACCTTCAAACTTGACTTATCAATGTTACTCAATAATGTGAAAGTTGAACCTGATATAGAATCAACTTGATATCTTGAACTGGTATTGTATATCCAGGAGTTTGCAAATATCTCTTTATAAGACTTGCCAGTATCTGGATTTTCAATTAATTCGCCAAGGTTCTTGACACCAATTACTTCACCCTCTTGTCCCAGTCTTACATTACCAATAGGATAAAAGTCTGCAAGGACACCAGTGATTCTAATTCTAACTTCCTTAGAAATATCACCATCTTCATATCCATATGCATACTCATCGGCACGAATTGATGCTGCGGTATCAATTACCTCCGTTACACCAGAGCAACCAAAGAACTGGTTTACGCTCTTGCTGGTGTAAGTGATGGTGTTGTTTCCAGAAATAATGGTTCCTGCATCTGGGAAACCAATAGTGGAGTCAACAGAAATGATGGATGCACCGACAGAAACGTCTTCTAAGACCTTTGTGCTTCCTGGAATGGTAAAAGTACCCTCAGAAAGGTCATTTTCGTTGAAACCAATGAAAAGAGATATTTTATAGAAGGTCTTTTTGTCTCTGGTAACGATCTCTACCGACGAAACAGAACCCTGAGTTCTTGAATCGGTAGACTTTCTTATAGTCTGACCAACTAATTTTAGTGGATTGCCGGAAAGTCTTTCTGAAATTATAACTTCCCTTCTTGAAAAATTGGAGAAAGAAGGTTTTAGGAGATAATTTTCAAGGTCAATGACCTGAACTTCCTCATTGAAAAGAACTTTGAACAGAATTTTGAATGATTCTTCCGTTCCTTTCGATTGATATAGACTTCTTGCTTCTTTTATAAAAGTACTTACGTTCAGTTCTGGTGTAAAACTTACATTTTCCAGACCAGGAACGAAAGTATATTTGATTTTCTTATAGAATTCCTGTAAAAACAGTGAACTTAGGTTCTGGACATCCTTTCCAGAAGTGTGAGAGGCAGCAGAACTGGTTGAGAATACCAGTTCTTGTGGGTTATTTGTGCTGTGATAGGATGAAATGCCACTAAAACCACGAACACAACCAGTAAATGTGTTGGTTGTAACCCCAGTATAGGTGATAATTTCATCATCAATCTTCAACAGACCATACTGTTGGGGGAAACCTTTGGTGCTGGTAACACTAACAACATCAGATGAATCAGTAATACTTGATTCCAGTGTTGTTTTACCCGCAATAACCTCCTGTGAAAGGTTATCAACTTTGATGTACTGATCTAAATTTTCAGCAACATCAATAGGACCACCTTGGTACTCTTGTGAAATATAATATTGCTTTAAAAACTCCGATGCCTTGGGAGACTCTGAGAGTAAAAATTCAGGTATTTGATTTTGTACTATCTGTTGAATTTTTACGCGGCTGTCAAAACCAGTCTCGATCATATTCTATTTCCTCTCTAGTTCTCCGTTAGAGTAGCTTGATGTATAGTAGTCTCTTACAAATGTTACACCAGAAATATCTTCACCAGAAGTGATGACATCTTTCACCATATTTATGGTACTATCGGGGATGCTGAAACTCAAATATAGATCGCTGAGACCAACAACGTCATTGGATTCTGGGAATGCTTGAATCTCAATAATGCTGTTCTCTTTGACTGTTGATGTTATGTTCAAAGTTTGAATAGTAATCTCACCATTGTGGTAGTCAACAATGCCGCAAGAGGAAACTATGACTCTGTAAGAACCGTCTATCGACTTCTGAACGATGGATAGAACTCCTTTACCACTTTCATCTAACGAACCATCTGGATTTTTGTTTGGAACGTCTGTGAAATAGAGTGTGTTGCTGTTTCCAGAAATGGTAAACCCAGTGCTCTTGATGTTTCTTCCTTCTGGTTTGATATGGAATCTATTTCCAAAACACAGTTCATATTGGGCAAACTGGTTTAACAGTGCCTTCATGTTTCTGCGTATCTTGACGCGAGTGATGTTTGATGTAATAGAAGTGCTTACATTGTCAATGACCTGTAATGCCTTACTATATTTGAATCTTCCACCAAACTTATTCAAGTCTACGGATGATGCATACGTATTCAGTGAGGTAATGACAGAAGTTTTCAGGTCATCTACGTTTGTCACCTGTGGTGAGTTGTAGTAAATGTAAGAATCAAGTTCAACATAGAGAACTTTGAGGTCAATGATCTCTTGGTTGATACCACTCAATGAATATTGCTTTAACTTCGTCAGGATATTTTGCTTGTCGAAGTCAGAAACATAGTCACCGTTCTTGGGTTTGATGCTAATGACAACCTTACCAAACTGTGGTGGATTTAACTCTTCTCCACCAACAACAGATACTGATTCTGTATTTGGATATATTTGTTGAATGATTGCCTCATAGTCCCTTGCTGTAACCGCTCTGTTCTGCGCCGAGTATATTCTAGGAGCAAAGTACTTGATAGATGATACAGGTTCAATGTCTCCGCCATTAGAGGCATTCTGTAATGTAGTGACTGTAACACCACCTGATGGGATAACAGGTGCATTAGAAGCGTCTCTAACGTTGCCTGAGAAGGAGAACTGTGATGGTCCGTTACCTTCTTTACCATCTGTGATGATGTATGTGATGGTAATAACACTACCGTTCTCTAACTTCTTACCAATAACACCATCACCAAAGAGAAGTTCATACTTTTCATCTTGAACTTCTTGAAGAAGGTATATTTCCGACTTCGAAGTAACGTTGATGATGTTATCAACCTTAGAAAACTCTCTGCCTAAACCAGTATCAGATGGTCCCTTGACATAAACAATAATGGTAGCAGTATCGATGAAGGAATTTTCAAGAATAAACCTTTGATCTAATGAACCATCAACAACAAACTGCTTTGTGAGGAAGGTTCCTTGATGAATATAGATGGGATTAAATGTCGCAACACCGGAGTTAATGGTTGTTGTGATATTTTCAGGAATAGAGAATGTATATGTTGACTCATTCGCGCTTCCAACACACACCAGACCCGCCTGTAAGGTGAGTGTACTGCTTGTAGAGGTGGTTGGTACACTTATTGATACCTGCGCTCTTGCAGCGGTTCTGGAACGTGGTGTGTATCCTATATTTCTTGCCAAAGATACAACATTTTCCCTCACAGTTGCCGAATCCAAGAAGGATTCATTCACAACCATGTTGGAATTGAATGCTGTAATGTAAGTATTGTATGCTAACGTGTCGATTAAGACAGAAAAGTTCGATCCTTCAAAGTCAAAGTCCGTAAAGTCGGAATTTGCACGAAGATAATCCTTGATCGAAGTCTTTATCTGGTCAAAATCTAGGTTTGTAAATTTTGTAAAAGGCATTTTATCTGGTTGCCTCTAGTATAAACGTAAACTCTTGTGTTGGAAAATCTTGTCCAATGATATCAAAGATAACAGTTACGTTAAAAGTGTTTTCATCAGGTATAGGTTCGACTTCTACCTGCACATTTGCAACTCTTGGTTCAAAGTTTTCAATAGTTGTTAGAATTTGGTCCTCAATGATGGATGCCGTTCCATAATCAACGAACTCAAAGAGACTTGAACGTACTTCAGAACCCAACAGAGAGTTAAAAAACCGCTCTGTTGGGATAGTTTCGACTAAATTTCTAACTGAACGACGAATTGCGTTCTCATTTCTAAGAATTGGCAGATCTTTTGTCACAGGATGGGGCTCAAAAGACAAGTTAATGTCCTTAAATGCCCGTGATACGCGAGAGACTGCCATTTGGATGGTAATTTTCTTGGATTATTTATAGGTATTACCAAGGATTTCCGTAGGTTGGTTCAGTTCCGTAGTCCCAGTCATCATAATCTTCGTCATTACGAATCTTTTCATGAAGTTCAGTCTGTTTTTTGAGGTCATGATGAGGTGCAGTATCGTGCATTACCTCTGTTAGAACTCTTTTTTGGTCATTGTGTTGCATTGAACCATAATCTGAGACGAGTTTAGTGGTTCCCCACATCTCTCTCATGTAGTCTCTGTTCCTATCGACAGGTGATTGTCCCATTTTAGCTCCTGATTTATGAAAAAT